AGGTGGGACAAGCCCGATTTAACTAATGATGAATTAAATTTGTATATTACTGTATGCACCAACTATGTACGACAGAAACATATCCAACAGAGGATAGATAAGCTAGGGGCAATGTTGAATGATTCTGAAAATGAACAAGACATTACTATGAGATTAACAGAAATAATCAAAGCCACTAGTGAAGAACTTAATCAGTGTGAAAAAAGAATCGAATCTCTCACGAAAGATCTAAATGGTAGTAGGCAAGCTAGGCTGAAAGCTCGTGGAGAGGAAAACGGAAGTATAGCCGCTCTTGTCGAGGCGTTTCAAGATAAAGAAGAGCGCGACCGTATGATTTTGATGGCAGAGATGCAAAACAAGTTGGTTTCAGACGAAGCCGACAGACTTGAAACGATGGATGAGTACAAGGCTCGTATATTAGGCATATCTAAAAAAGAATTACTATAATGGAATTTAAATGCAAAGAGTGTGACAAGGGGTTCGACAAGCGAAGAGGTTTCCATCTTCACTTGAAAGCCCATGCTCTTGCTATTGGAGATTACTATGTAAAGCATTTTGATAGAAGAGACTTATACACAAATGAGAGAATTCCATTTAAAAATTATGACCAATATTTCAATGATAACTTTACTAGTTATAGTAATTTTATTAAATGGGTAAACTCTGCTCCAAGTCATGAGGTAAAGAGTTTATTGAGAGAAAAAGCACAAGATAAATTTTTATTTAAGGGCATAGGGATTTCTCCTCCTAATTTATATTATGATTTAGCTGAGATGGCTAATATTAAAATATATAAAAAATTATGGGGATGTTATTCTAAATTTCTAGAAGAACTTGATATAGAGAACTTCTATACAAAGTCTTTGCCCGAAAACTTTTGGAAAGACCCTTATGACGATATAGAGATATTTGTAGATACTAGGGAAAAAATACCACTTAAATTTAAAAACACTATAATCAACAAACTAGATTTCGGCGATTACACAGTTGGTGGAGAACTTTACTCTAAAACATTTGTAGACAGAAAAGCTCAAGACGATTTCAGGCAAACTTTCGGAAAAGATATAGATAGATTTAGAAGAGAGATGGATAGGTGCGTCAAATTCGACTCTTACATGTTTGTTGTTGCAGAAACAAATATAGACAAATTAGAGGACCACAATAAAAAATCAAAATTCAAATCTAATTTAAGTTATCTGTGGCACAATGTAAGAGCATTAATGGTGGAGTATCCACAAAATTTACAAATTATATTTTCCCATAATAGAGCGGGGGCTAAAAAGATTATACCCAAAATACTTTACCACGGCGAAAGCTTGTGGAATGTAGATTTACAATATTTTATAGACGAAAAAGTGTATGGCATGGAGCAAAGGAAAACAAAGGTATCGGTTTGAGCATTCAGCAAGCAAGCTGAATGAAAAGTTAAAATCTTTTGAGGGGAGCATCAAAGAAGAAGATGCTCGATATTACTTATATAAATTTCTAAGAAACAATATCTCATTTACCTCAGAGATGTTTCTTGGAGTTAAATTATTTCCATTCCAAGCTATGGCAATAAAAGGCATGATGGTGTCTGATTATTCCATGTTCGTATTCTCACGAGGAATGTCTAAGACCTTCTCTACAGCAATATATGTGCTATTGGAGTGTCTACTCAATCCTCAGGCAAATATAGGCGTTATAGCGGGTAGTTTCAGACAGTCCAAACAAATATTTCAAAAGATGGAAGATATACTTTGCAAGCCAGAGGCTAGCCTACTAAAAGAATGCGGATTTAAAATAACTAAAGGTACTGACCAGTGGACATTGAAATTAGGAGGTGGCAGAGCAATAGCGTTACCATTAGCTAACGGAGAGAGGCTTCGTGGATTTCGATTTAATAGGATAGTGTTGGATGAGTTTTTAACCATCCCAGAAAAAATCTTCAACGAAGTCATTATCCCATTTCTGGGAGTGGTAGATAATCCAATTGAACGGGAGGAAATATACAACCTAGAATCTAAATTAATCGACAAAGACGAGATGAAGGAAAAAGATCGATATGTCTGGCCTAATAACAAATTAATAATTCTTTCATCTCCATCATTTAAATTTGAGTATATGTATAGACTCTATAAAAAATATGAAGATTTGATTCAAGGGTTAACAATAAAAGAGGGCGATGACGACGATGATTTTAAAGATGATGCTTATAGGCTTATAATGCAATTGAGCTATGATTGTGCTCCTCCAAGGTTGTATGATCAAAATCTGCTTAAGCAAGCAAAAGCCACAATGAGTGAGATGCAGTTTAAGAGAGAGTTTGGCGCACAATTTATAGATGAGAGTGATGGGTATTTTAGATTATCAAAAATGGCGGCTTGTACCATACCAGACGGGGAAAGTCCTGCTGTCGAGATTGTGGGTAACCCTAGCGATGAATATCTCTTATCCTTTGACCCGAACTGGGCAGGAAACACAAATGCTGACCATTTTGCTATGCATGTGTTCAAGGTAGACAGAGATTCACAAAAAGTTTGTTTAGTACACAGCTATGCTATAGCAGGAGTCTCCTTAAAGCAACATATGCAGTATTTATTATACTTAATACAACATTTTAATATCATCGGTATGTGTGGTGACTATAATGGAGGTGTTCAGTTTATAAACTCTTGTAATGAGAGCGCTATATTTAAAAATGAAAATATAGAAATTGGAGTTGTAGATGTTGATTTAGAAAAGCCTGAAAATTGGCATTCAGACATAATGTCTTTTAAACGTCAATATAATATAAAGGCAAAAAAATATTGTATCCTAAGAAAACCCACAGCGAACTGGAATAGAAACGCCAACGAAATGCTACAAGCTGCGATTGATCATAAAAGAATTTTATTTGCTTCTAGAGCTATAGACTCACACTTCGATGAACAAAGAAAGAAAAATATACCTATTGATAAGCTTAAATGGGATATGAAGATGCTCGGTTCGTCTAAGGGGGCTTTGATGATTGATTTTATTGATCACCAAAAGTCAATTGTTGAACTTACAAAAGCTGAATGTGCAAATATTGAAGTCATAGCTAACCCTCAAGGCTCTCAGTCTTTTAATTTACCTCAAAACCTTAGAAGGCAAAAAGGACCAAATAGGGCCAGAAAAGACTCTTATTCTGCTTTAGTTTTAGGGAATTGGTTCGCAAAAGTATTTTTCGATTCAGAGAATGCTACCGCAGAAAAACAAGTAGAAAGCACTTTTGTTCCTTTTGCGATTTGAAAAGTTTAAAAGTAACTTTTATAACTTTAGTGTAAACTTTCATATGGCAAGAAGATATACCAAACGATCAGAGTACTGGGAGAAGTTTAGAAAAACAGAACGTCCAATAGAAAACCTGCTTAATTCAGAAGGAGAGGGTTACGCTCCAGAGCTTATAGGTGATAGTATTTATGAATCCGTCGAGGCGGCTTCTAGGCTTACCGAACCCACACGAAGGACAGCGACAAGAAACAACAGGATTTCTGGGAATCCCGCAAAGAATAGATTTCAAAATATTCAAGATGGTCTTTTGCCTTTTGAATACTCAAAAGATTGCGTTAGCGTTAGGGAAGCTATAGAACTATGTCAGAAGGCTTATTTTAATATAGCAACATTTAGAAGCACTATTGATTTATTATCAGAGTTCGCAGATTCTGATGTCTACCTTGAGGGAGGAACTCAAAAATCGAAAAACTTTATCAATGCTTGGTTTAAAAGAATTAAAATGCATGACCTTAAGGCTCAGTACTTTAGGGAATATTACAGATCAGGGAATGTGTTCTTCTATAGAATTGATGGGATATTACCATTAAAAAATAGTCAAAAAGTATTAGAAGCGTATGGAGCAAGTTCTAGATCTAAGGTTCCTATCAAATATTTGGTTATAAATCCTACAGATATAGCGACTAAAGGTTCTATCTCTTTTACTGATTATAGTTATTTTAAAGTTTTAACGCCTTTTGAAATAGCCAGACTTAAAAACCCACAAACTGACCACGAGCAAGAATTATTTGATTCATTGCCTGAGGAAGTTCAAACAAGAATCAAGGTTGGAGCATCAGCTACCAGCGAAAGAGTTTATATAGAATTAAATCCAGATTTACTTCATCCTATATTTGCGAAGAAGCAAGATTACGAACCAATGGCTGTCCCTTCTGGTTTTGCTGTACTGGATGATCTTAACAAGAAAATAGAATTAAAGAAAATAGATCAAGCTATTAGCCGTTCTATTGAGAATGTTGTTTTACTTGTAACTATGGGTGCTGAACCAGACAAGGGTGGAGTTAATCAGAAGAACTTAGCTGCTATGCAACAAATATTCAGAAACCT